CGCGTTGACGGGAGAGCGTCCACCGTCCGTGACCTCAAGGTGGCAGGCTCCACCCAGGCCGATGTGAAACGCATTCTTGTAGAGGATATCTAATGGAACACGAAATCAGAATCAAGGACCAAGGACGGCGAGAGAAGTCTCTCAAGGCTTTCAAAGCTGCCCTGGCCTCACTCCGGCTTCCCATCACGATTGACGAGGTGCGCGACGAGGGAGATGAACTCGTTGTTGACTTCGACATAGATGCCGAGGCGCTTCTTCGCTGGACAATCCTTGTAGCCTTCCGCAACAATCCGGCAGGAAAGTCTTTTGCAGACTTGCTCCAAGTTGGGAAGTCACGCCCCCGCAAGCGTGCCCGGGCTATTGGGAAGTTCAAGGCGGACGATCCCAAGACGCCCGAGAACGAAGCTTGGGAGGGGGGCAAAGCTCCGAAGAGGAAGAAGACTCCTGCAAAGAAGAAAGCCTCAACCAAAAAGAAGTGAGTTGAGGGGGGGGGTAGAAGTAGATCATGGAATCTGAAGCTTTCAACCTGTTAGCTGACCTGGGCGTTGCCGGGGCTTTCATCACGTATCTGGCCTACACATCCAAGGCCCAGGCGAAGAAGCTGGATGAATACGTAGACCGCCTCCTCACCATCTTGAGCACCATTGAGAAAGAACGAGAGATCGGATTCGATAAGGTCCGTGATCGTTACGACGAAGTCATCGCCAAGTACGATGTAGAGCGGGACAAGCTCCTCATTGATATCAGCGGTAAGCTCGATACTATCCAAAGCAAAGTGGAGGAGTAGTGCCCCTCTTCAAAGGTTCTCGGGGGCCGGAAGTCAAAGACCTCCAGGTCCGGCTAAACCATCTCCGCTTTGGGCCCCTCGATGAAGATGGAATCTTCGGAGAGGCGACTGCTTCTGCTGTGCGTGTGTTCCAACAGGCAGCCCAGATAGGAATAGATGCTGTAGTTGGCCCGAAGACCTGGGCGGAACTGGAGATGCGTGCCCCTCTTGGAGCCAAGAACATCCCTTCAAGCATTACCCAGCTACTGCTTTGCCTTGAAATGAAAGGGTATTCCGTTCACCAGGATGGGCAGTGCAACATCGTTGGGGTCCGAAGCAGCAGCCGCAATGCCAATGCGTTCGATGATTTCATCCACCTCTTGTGGACAAGCGACGGTACTTGGAACCATCGAGCCTACGCCGCCACTACCGACCCGGGCACCGCTTGGCTCGAAGAGCCAGGGCGTGAAGCCGGGACTGCTATCCTTTGCCCTGGGCAGTACCCCGTCTATCGGTGGGATAGGCACGCCCGAAAGTACATCACCCTGTGCCAACGGGCTGGGACGGTCCAGGTATACCGGGACAACAACCGGGACAACATCTTGGATATGGAAGCCCGTTCAGTGGAAGAAGGTTGGTATGGAATCAACATCCACCATGCCGGGGAAGACAGCACCGAGGTAGACCGCTGGTCTGCGGGGTGCCAAGTGTTCAAGCGCCTTGCTGATTGGGAGGAGGCAGTTAGGATCTGGAAAGCTACGGAAGCGAGTCTCTTTACCTATACTCTGATTCTGGAGGGAGACTTGCCCCGTGCATGATTGGAGATGCGAACTATGAAACTCTTGATTGTTATGGTCCTCACAACCGTCCTCGCCTTTTCGGTGGGAGGCTGTTGTAAATGCGAAGAGGCTCCGGAAGCTGCTGCTGCCGAGGCCGCAGAAGCTCCCGAAGAGGAGGCCACTGTTGAAGAGGCCCCCGCTGAAGAGCCCGAAGAAGGAAAGGAGAACGACGATGCCGAGTAAGCTGAAGTCGCGTAAGTTTCTCTTTGCGCTGTTGGGAGCCGTCCTCCCGCACCTTGCTGCCTATTTGTCATCCGCCGTATCTGCGGAAAATGCTCTCCACGCTTCTGTGGCGATCATCATTTCCTACATCTTTGGGCAAGGCTATGTGGACGGGCAGGCGGCCCAAGGTACTCTGGATGCCCCGAAGCTGGGGGAATAGCCAACTACCCAAGCAACAGCCCAAGGGCTGAAACAAAAAGCGCGACGTAAGCAATCCAAGTGCTTCGCCGCGCTTCTTTGTATGCAGTACCCAACTCCACCCGCTTGACCTTGTAGTCGAAGTGCCAGTCAGCGGAGTGGTTGGGTATACGTTCGATGAAGTCTGGGCACTCCCGGTGGCTATAGACTTCCTGGTTGGTGAGGCGGGTCTGGTACCAAAGGCATACTCCGGAGAAAGCTTTCTCCTTGTGGTCAATCGGATAGGACTGCCAAAGTCCACATCGTCCGCAGCGTGCCATTGCCCTTCTCTATTCGCTGAGAGCAGCTATCTTGAGTTCCAGGTAAGTGATCCGAGACTCCAGTTCACGAATGCGTAGTTCTTGGGACTCTGCATCGCCCACCTCCAAGGCAATGGCAGCCACTCTCCACGACCCCCGCTTGGGCTGGGAGAGCAATCCCTTCTCTTGAAGAGCCGCGAGGGTCCGACGAATCCGGTTTCGGCTGTAGCAGGTAGAATCCCTGTATACAAGCTTGGCCAAGTCGGCGGTTGTCCCCTCGAAGTTGTCGAAGAACCAATCCATGATGGTGTTTTGAAGGGTTCCGGGACGGACCCCAGCCCAGATAGGCATTGTCTTTCCTTTGCCGAAGCGTTGCTCCTCCGGCTCATGCAATCTCCAAGGGTTGCCCTTCTTCTCGGGCCAAGTTGATGTAGGTCCACGCTCCCCGGGTGCGTCCCCGGGGCTTCATCGTACTCATAATCAGGACTTGGCAGGGAGCCTTCTCCAAAGCAGCCATCGTCTGGGCCAAGGTGGCCGCATCCCACATGCGGTCATCTACTACGAGCAGCGCATTCTCCTCGTCAGCCAAGGCAGCCGCCATTGCAGCGATCACCCGAGCTTCCGTCGAGCCCGAGAGGGCTGTATGGAGGGTGCCGAAGTCGGTAGCGGTCATCCCCTTCCGAAGCCCGATGATGAGCTTGTCTTCATCGACCGCAAAGTGGAGGCTCTCCCCCTTGGGCAGATATGAAGACGCTTTCTTCTGGAACTTGGCGCAACCGAGGTGGATGTCCCGCTGCATGATCTCAAGGATCTGCTCATGCAAGTCCTTGAGGAGGGCGCTTTGATTCTTAGCAGCCTTCTCTCCACGCTTGGCGACGGTGCCGACTCGGAGGAGGCGACGTTGGAGGATTACTTCACCGATGGTCTCCTTCACCTTCTCGGTTTCGGGGATGCGCTGGACCGCTTCCTGTCCACCCAACTGCTCCACCAAGTGGCGAAGGGTGTTCGGCGCATGGGTCGCGGGGTCGTGCTTGTTCGTCAGGTACAAAGCTCGAAGGAGATCCCGGGCGTGGGCACGCTCCAAACTGTCCCACAAACCAGTGACCTCGTCGTCGGTGACCTCGCGGATTGAGCCCAAGGACTCCAGGGCGATGACGCTTGCCTTCACCGCAGCACTCTGTTCGCGCCTTGCGGCCCCAATCTTGGTCAGCAAAACCGAAAGGTCAACGAGGTCAGAATCTGGTTCGCTGTTTTGATCTAAGATTCCGTGCAAATCTTCATCAACTCGCGTCGTCTTCAGATGCTCTTTGTTTTTAGGCTCGCACAGCCGGTGCCAGAAGAACTTCGCCTTGGTCTCTTCACTCCCAGCAAGGACTGCGTGGAGTTCTGCAACGGACAGCCCTACTCCGTTTGGGCCTGTCCGAACCGGGCGTTTGCCATCTTGGAGAGTCCAGCTACACTCCTGCCCGTCGTCGAGGGAGGCGACGGCGTACGCCTTCTCCTCCCCAGGCGGAATCAAAGCGGAGAGCAAGTCTCCCCCCTTCACGGGCTTGTCCCGGTAGAGGAGCCCAAAGGCTGCTCCCGTCCGGGCAAGCTCGGCTGCCTCTGCAATGGCACTCTTGCCCGCTTCGTTGTCTCCAATGAGAACAGTGTTCTTGCCCAAGGTGACTGTATAGTCCTCCCCGTCTGGGCTCTTGATGTTGGTGGTCAGTTGTTCAATGAAGCTCATTCTGTTTCTCCTTGGGGGCTGAGGGCTCTCTTGTAGAGGGAAGCGAGCGCCATGCCATTGACGCGGCTGGGATTGGATTTCCCGTTGCGCCATCTCTGGACGCTCTGGGCACTGGGGTTGATGCCTCCCAAGTGTTGTCCCATCCCGACGGCAATAGCTTCGTCGGAGAACCCCGCCTCCCGAAGTTGGGCCAGCAGTTGGGCTGCACTGATTTGAGCTTGGACTCTCTCGTCAAGAGTTACGGACATTGGGCACCTCCAGGGGCAGTTTGAGTTGAGTAGATTCTTGGGGGGGTTCCCACAAGTCAAGAGTAAAGCCGCCCTGCCAATCCTCCGGGTCATGTTGGTGGATTCCAACGACCTTCTTGAGCGTGCCCTCGTCGAAGAGAATGACAGGACGGCCTACAGTGAGTGCCGCTTCAACAATCTGGGCTGTCGCACGGCCAACGGTTTCGCTGGGCACAACGATCATGTCGTAGTGCCGCTTCAAGGTGATGGAATCCTTGCGGGAGACTATTGCCTTAGCCCAGGCATCCCAATCACCCGTGAAGTTTAGCTTGTGGTCATCCCTTCCGGGCACCACCGACACCTTCAATGGGCGGCCCGTCTTCTCTGCCCGGGCTCGGAGGAGACCTCGAAGCTCCTTTGAGGCAGCGTCGATGCCATCACTGGACAGCCCAGCGGGGTGCCCAAAGAACACTCTGATTCTATTCATCTCAAACCTCCGTCCACCTGTATCCAACGTCAGGTGCAGCAGTGTAAGTAAGGAGTGCCCCCTCTTTCCGGCGACGGGTCATCGCCATTCCAAGGGCAGCCGCTGCTTCTTCGGCTTCCTCCTCGGGCACTTCCAAGTAAAGGGCATCATGCCCGTGATTGATAAGCCACTTGAGAGGCATGATGACCCCTGGGCTATCGACAGCTTCTGTAGCGAACCAGTCTTGTACTCCGTAGAACAGTTCAATCATCCCTTCGTGGACGATGTGAACCCCTCCGCTCTGGATTGGATGGTTCACAAGCTCATTGAGCTTGTCTTCATTCCGAAAGTAGCGGCGTCTATCCCAAAGCGAATCTCCAATGAAACCCTCTCTGCGGTACTTGCTTTCGATTACGCGCCACCATTTAGGGATTTCAGGGTCCGCTCGCTTCAAGCCTTCGATGACTTGGCGTACATCTTCTACCTGCATGTGGGAGAAAATGAGACTCCCTTCATCGTCTTCAACAGATACAACCTGCTCGTGGATACGCTTCACGGACGCTGCGTACTGCCATGCGTACCGGACGTTCTTGGTGATGGAACGCGTGTCCTTGAACTGTCCGGTCCCCTTTGCCTTCCGGTCTTTCGGGGCTCCGTCCAGGGCCCACACCTCTGGACCGTAGATGACTTCCATGGTTTCGTTGTGTGGGTCCAGCTTGTCGTTGATGACACGCAGCGAGTTCACCGCCCGGGCTTCCTCTGCGATGAGTCGCATCTCCAACTGATCCATGTCTGCCCCGACCAGAAGGTGTCCGGGCTTAGCCACGTACATGTCCCGAATCGAATACGGTTGGTTCTGCATGTTGGGGTTGCTACTGCTGTAGCGTCCCGTTGCCGGCAGCCGGTTGTAGGATGGATGCACACGGGTGACCGTACTCCCCATCAGCGGGCGGATGTATGTGCTTAGGAGTTTGCTTGCTTTGCGGAAGGCTCGAACGGAGTTGATGAAGTGGACCTTCTCCTCGTCCAGCCCGTAGTAAATGAGCATCGCCCGGAGCGTTGTGTCATCTGTGGACGGATCTCCCGTCTTCTCCGAGTAGTGATGTGGAGCAAGACCCCAATCTTTGAAGAGCAGCTTTGCCATCTGCTGGGTGCTTTGTGGGTTGAACTTCTCCCCGCCGATGCGGTGGCACTCCGCGAGGTGGTGCTTAGCCCGATGCTCAAGGAGGAGGCTCTTCTCCTCAAGGCGCTCACGATCCAGGTGCATCCCGTTCGTTTGCATGGCCACCCCAAGCGATTGGAGCATGTGTTCTCTGGGCAGCAGGTGAGTTTGCCCACGCTTCTTTACATCCAAGGCCAAGGGTGTAGCAATCCGAGCGGTGACACACGCATCCTTCCCGCAGTAGATATGAAGTTCGCGGTCGGTCTTCGCCTCGGTTGCGGTGTGGTCAGCCTTCCAGGCTTCGGGGTTGTCGGTGTAGAAGCTGCCGACGAATCCCAAGTTGTGGGGGAGTTCGTTGTCTGCCAGGAGGTGCAGAAGCAACGTGTCCGCTGCGAGATGCGGTGTTTGACCGAGCCACTGTTCGCACACGAGACGGTCATACTGGCCCGCGTTGTGTCCTAAGATCAAAGCATCGCTCAGAAGAATGTCCCGAAGCATCTCTTTGATCTTCTTCTCCTGGGCAGGGGCCATCAGGGCATTGCCCTTGATGCCCAGGGTGGGGATGACAAGCGCCTCGTCCTCGTTGCTTAGGGCAATGCACCGCACAGCAGCGGTCATCGGATCAATCGAATCCGTCTCAACGTCATAAGCAAGGGGGGCCCCCAGCGTCCGGAACCGCTGAAGTTGTTGGAAGACTTTGTCCGGATCGTTCGTGATTACGATCCGTGGTTCCTTCCACTGGAGACTCCCGCTAAAGAACCTAAATGCTTTGCGGAGATCATGCTGGAATACTTCTCGGTACGCCGGCATCCGCAAGACAAAAGAAGGGTGAATAGTATACGCAACCTTGAGTGTGACCTTGGGATTCCAGGGGGCAGGCACCTGTTCGCACCCACCTCGGATGCCCATGATGGAGAGGTCGCCTCCTCGGACAGCCTTTGCGGCAGTCTTCCCTAAACACACAATGTTTTTTATACCGCTTTGCTCAAGCTCTTGGAGCAGCCTGCCACGGCACGCTGTTGCCGGACGTAGGATTTGTTCTGCGGTAGAG